TGCTGCGCCCTTGCCGACCGCGCCGGCACCGCCAGACGCGCCGAGCGCAAGCATTGCTGCGCGGGCAGCGATGGCCGCCTTGATCAGGTCCGACAGGCCTTTGATCACCATGGCGATGGGCCCGCCGGCGGCGACAAGAGCAAGCAGGCCGAGAGCTGCCGCCTGGGTGCCCGTGGGCAGTTTATTGAAGGCCGTCAGGGCGTCCGTCGCCCAGCCGAGAACTTCGGTCGCGACAGGAAGAAACTGCTTCCCGAACTGTTCCGCCGTGCGGGTGAACTCCGTCCGCATGGCCTTTTCTTTTTCGGTGACGTTGTCCGCCTCGCGCGCGACCTGGCCCTGAACGTCCGCGGTCTGGCGCAGAATGATGTTGGCGCGAGCCGTCACCTTGGCGGCCTCACTCGCCTCCTGGGCATTGCCCTTGAAGCCAAGGCGTAGCAGTTCCGCTTTCACTGCGGTTTCGTTCAGCACGACGCCGAAGCGCTTCAACGGTTCAGTCTCGCCGGTGATGCCCGACATGACGGCTCGGAAGGCCTCAGCGTCTTCCACATCACGGAAGGCTGCCAAGTCGAGAGATCGACGCTGGAGCTGGTCGGTCACGCTCAGAGCTTGGCGAGCCTCCAGGCCGAGCGCGGTCATCACCGAGCTCATCTGCGTGAAGTTCTCCTTCACGTCCGTTTCGAGGCGGTTGAACTCTTTGGAAACCGCCGACGCGGCCGTCGACGCCTCCTTCGGCATGTTGCGGAACGTCTGCTGGAAGGCGCCGTCCACGGCCTCCGCGCGCTTGGCCGCTTGGTAGGACAAGGCGGTGATCGCGCCCAGGGCCAGAGCCGATGCAGTTTGCACCGGCGCCGCGAAGTTGCCGAGCTGGGAGCCGAACTGCGACAGGTTCTTGTCGAGTTGGCGCTGGCGCCGTTCGATCGCATCAGCGGTCCGGTCGAAGTTCCGTTGACCGCGTGCCAACTCCTTCTCCATGCGGCGGAAGTCAGCGCTCATCGTGAGGACGAGGCTTTCGATGTCTCTAGCCATGCGGGCCCCATGAAAAAGGGCGGCTCCGAAGAACCGCCCTGAACAACTGTGTCGTGATGAGCGTTAGGGCGCTCGGCCCGACCATTCTTCCTCTGCGCTAGAACGTTCGTCCTGGCAGAGCCTCGGTGTGAGAAGTTCGTACTCGCCGCACCACTCAGCGAAGGCGATGACTCCGTATCGTCCGTCGATCCTCACCTTGGCCAGGTTGGCCATTTTCGAATCGGACATCTCGGGCCAGTTGACCTTTTCGAGGTCTGCCTTCGTCCAGGACAGCGTAATCACCGGAGCGTGGCTATGGCGGCCATAGTCGTCAATCAGCCGGACCTGAACAACCAGTGGACGATCGGCGGCGCCGGTCTTGGACCTCAGTGCCGTTTGACCGGCAGCCGTGAAGGCACCTTTGGCGGCGTCGACAATAACTGGCTCGGCCGGATCGGACGGGCCACCGCAACTGGCCAGTACCGCACCAACGGCGACGACCGATAAAAGCCTCTGCATTCCTTGTCTCCCCTATCTACGGGGGAGGCTATCATGAGTACTTCGCCATCAGCGCATCGTGGTCGTCGTCCGACAGGCTGACGACCGGCTCCTCGCCTGTGCGGTTCACCTTGGCCCATGCCTGGACCGCCGCGCCGAACTCCCAGAAGGTCATGGCGTCGACGTCGCGAGCCGACAGGCCTAGGACGCCGACGCCGGTTCCGTAGATGCCGGCGAAGCGGATTTTACCTTGCGGGAGCGGGTCTTCTTCGGCGCCCCCGCCTTGGGCTTTTCCAGCACTTCATCCTCGGCGCCCACCAGCCAGGCCATCAGCACCGCTTGGGCGATGGGAACGAACTGGCGCTTGGGTTCGGGGTCGATCCACTTCTCGACCAAGGCCTGCGCATCGCGTTGGGCCATGCCTGCGCCGACCAGACCCTGAATGATCGGCTCGCGCAGGTCGTGGTCCTTCCACGAGCCATCGAACAGACGGTTCAGGATGAACTGCGGTCCCGCATCGCATGCGTCCTGCAGTCGTCGGACGCACCCGATCGGGGAGAGGTCGAATGACCGCCTCTCCCCGGCGAAGTCGATGCGGACTTCGGTTTTCAGGCCCATCAGGCGCCGCCGACGTTAGCGCCGAAGGTGGCGGTGACCTCGCCGTCCGACGACAGCGACATGGTCGAGGCGACCTTTTGCCCCTCGGCGCCGGTGATGTCGTACTGGGTCAGATGGAACGCACCTTCCCAGGTGATCTGATTGGCGGCAACGTCGTCATCCAGCACGACCTGGACGTTCTTGGGCTCCGGCGACTTCCACCAATCCCACAGCTTCTTGTTGTCGTCCTTGTGGTTCTTCCCGCCGCCGGTGACGTCCACCGACAGGGACGACTTCTCCCGGGAAAGGAATGCGATGGCGCCCGGATCGTCGCAGTTCGGGATGGTTTCGTCGTTGGTCTGCGCGTTAAAGGTGATCCCGCGCTCGGCGCTGATGGTGCAGAGCGGGGTGAAAACCTCGGGGGACGCACCGTCCCCGACCTTGACCACGAGGCGAACCCCGCGCGTGCCTTTGAACGCCATGATGGCCTCCTGATGTGAAAAGGCCGCCCTGAGGCGGCGGGGGGTCTGCTAGGCCGTGGCCGAGGTCAGATAGTTGATCGAGACCGAGCGGTGCGCGGTCAGGACATCCGGGTCGCTAACGGGGCGGTCGCCCTCGAAACGCCAGTCATCCATGACATGGCCGGTCAGCGGTAGTTGGCGGGTCAGGGCCTTCCGGGCGGCGCCGGCGATGGCTTCGACAGTCTCGACGCTGTCCTCGTAGGAGCCTTCGCGGGCGAAGATCTCCAGCGTCAGATTGACCTCGTTCTCCTCGCCGCAGACCCCGTCGTCGCCGATCACCTGGACCAGCATACGGATGTAGGGAAACACCGGCGGGTTCGGCGTGGTCAGCGGGTAGAGGCGGACGGCCGAAGCGCCGAAGGCGGCAATAGTCGCCGCGTCAGCGCGAAGGGTCTCGTCGGCAGCGGTGCGAACGGCGGTGGCGATGTTCACTTGATCGCCTCCTTGATGGCCTTCCGTGCGGCGCGGCTCATGCGGCCCTTGAACAGTTTGCGCTTCAGCCGATAGGCGGGCCAGAAGAAGGGCTTGGGGTCGGCTTGCCCGTGCCCGAACTCGACCCAGGCGGGATAGGGGACGCCGGGCCCGCCGGCCGACACGCGCCGACTGATGCGCGTGCTGTCCGACACGTCCTGCTGCTTGATCGTGTCCTTCAGGGCCCCGGCGTCGACCGGAGCGAAGCCCTTCTGCGTCTCGACCAGCTCTTCGGCGTTCTTCTTCAACTGCTCCCGCGCCGCCTTGCGGACGCTCACAGGAATCGCCCGCATCTTCCGCCGCAGACGGTCGCGGTTTGAGAAGCCCATCAGCCGGGCGCTCCACCCGCCACGCCGAGCAGGTTCCGATAGCCCATTTCGCGCGCCGGCGCGGCGGACTGAATATTGAACGCATCGCCGACATTCACGCGGCGGCCGGCGATGATGCGCGCACGCCAGGCCGAGGTGATTTCGCGAGTGGTCAGATTGTCCCTCACGATGATCGTGGCTGGCTGCCGACCCTCCAGACGGTTCGAAATCGCCGTCTCGGAGCCCCGCTGATAGTCCACCGCCGCCCGACAGCGGAAAACCTCAGCGAAATCGTTCACCGGGTCGCCATTGCTATCCAGGGCACGTCGGTCGAAGGCCACCAGCGCGTTCAAATCGACCATCAGGCAACAGCCTCGGCGCGGGGCGGCGCCTTGATCTCGGTCGCGACACGGCGGCGCACCATCAGCGCGCCCCACTCGCGCTTCACCGTGTACTCCTCGCCGCCGATGTACTTGACCGTGATCCGGCCAGCGTTCTTCGGCTGGAAGTTGTGGGTTTCCTTCATCAGGATCCGCATCTCGATCTCCTTCATGCGACGACGGGCTTTCGGTCACGCCGCAGCAGGCCTTTGACGGCGGGCGTCAGGATTCCGCCGTCGTCGTCGCGATTGGCGTAGAGCCGGGCCGTCACGAGGATGATGGCCGACTTGATGCGCGGCGGGACGGTTTGCTCGGTCCAGAGATCAGCTTCGGCGGCGACGTAGCGCAGCACGTGGTCCTGAGCCTCCGCGAGGATGAGCGACAGGGCCGCGTCGTCATGGGTAAAATCGAAGCCTAGGCGCTGCTTCAGTTCCGTGAGCCCTACCAACTCGCTCATTGCGCCCCGCCCTTCTTGTCGGCGTCCTTGCCGTCTCGACCGCGCTTGGCGGCCAGCGTCCAGGCCTTCGACCCGTCGCCAGGCTTGCTCGCCTCAGCCCCGTCCTCGGCGCCGTTGAAATGCCAGAGCGACCCGCCGAAGGTGACCATGTCACCTTCCTGATAGTCGCCGCCGGCCCAGAACACGCCGCGGTACAGCGGAACCGGGAACTCCAGCTCGAAGGTGTTCCGGCGCTCGCCATGATCGAAGCTCAGCTCGACCGTACGCGGCCCAGTCCGAACGAGAGCCATGTCCTCCCACGACTGGCCGTCCTTGCCCGGCTCGGATGCAGGCAGGGCGGCGACGGCTTTGGCCACTTCGTCCTCAACCAAGCGTTGGACGACATCTGGGTCGGCGTCCTTGCCGTCCGCCGGAGCCGGTTGGCCCTCGATGGCGACCAGTCGCTCAAGGACGGGCGCCAGAGCGACATCGACGAAACCGCGGGCTTGGTCCGCGACGACATCGGACGCCGCCTCCCCAGCTTGCCGTTCGCCTTCTCCATCGTCGTCGTTGTCGTTCGCCGGCGGCGGCGGCGCGGCGGCAGCACCCTTCGCGAAGGGATCGTCGCGCGCGTCGCGCTTGGCGAGAGCGGCGAGGCTATGGTCCTGCTCCTGGAGATAGACCGTGTCGCCGCCGTCGACGGGCTTGGCGCCCAGCTTCCGGCGCATCTCGTTCACCGTCAGCTTGCCCTTGGCCTTGTCGAGGACTTCCATCTGCGACTTGCTGTCGAGACGCAGTAGGTCTTCCAGATCGAACTCGGTGCCGAGGCCCTCGGGCATCCCCAATCCTTCATCGAGCAGCAGCTCGATATGCTCGAAGTGCGTCTGAAGGCATTGAGCGTAATACTGGGTGTCCATCGCCTCGACGTTGTCGTGCGAAGGCGGCGTGCCGACGCCGACCTTGTAGGCAGGGACGCCGAAGACCGAGCAGACGGTCTCTGAGGACCACTTCAACTGCTCGATCAGCTGCGCATCATGGGCGGTGATCTGCAGAGGCTGATACTTGAGGCCGTCGGCCAGAACGGCAACCTGGCCGGAGTTTCTTCCGGAGAACATGCTGGCCCAGTTGGCCTTGATGTCCTTGGCGTCTTCCTTGTCGATTTCGCCGTCGGTCGTCAGCACGCCGCCCGGTTTGGCGCCGTTGGCGAAGAAGTGCGCGCTCTCCTCCTGGATGCGCCGACCCTGCACGGCGGCCAGTCCGGCCGCATAGATGGGGGAGACCCCGACCAGGGGGTGATATAGCGGGTTCATCCGGTCGTGGATGATCTCGCGAGCCGGAACGATGATCTGGGCGGGCAGCCCACTGAGCTCGTCGGGGTGCAGGCGGTAGAAGAGCGACCCGTCGGCGGCGATCAATGGTTCAACCCGGCCGGGGGTGGCGTCGAGGATGAATAGCGCCTTCACGACACCCCGGCCGTCGCGTTGCTTGAGCGCGAAGGTGTTGCCGTGCGTCAGCTTCGAGATCATCCAGGTTTCGAAGAACTGGATGCGGGTCTGATACGGGTTCGGCTTCCGGAGGACAGGCGAATAGGCGGGATTTCGCACCTCAGACCAAATGCCGTTCACGTCCTGCTGCACGAGCTTGACCCGCAGCTTGGCGACATCGGAAGCGATCAGGCTGATGCAGCGATAGACGGTCGGGAACGCCAGGACGTCGGCGACACGCACCTCGACATTCTGCTGCCAGGCGCCGGGAAAGGATTCGCGGATCACCGGCCACCAACCGCCGCGACCTCCACGCCCAGCGGGGGCCATCGGAGCGCGCTGGCTAAGCCCGCGGGCAATCGTGGTCAGGATGCTCTTAGCCACCAGCGCTCAGACCTTTTCGGATAAGGCCAGCAGCCAGCGCCAGCGCGCATGCTGCGGCGATCAGTGCCCAGCCGAGCCCAAACAGCATGGCGACGCCGGAGACGGCGCACAGGGCCGCTGTGGCAGCCAGGATAAGGAAGGCTGCGACCGGGTTCATGGTCAGGCCTTCGGCTTCGCGGCGGGCTTACGGCGAGGTGCCTTAGGTTTCGGGGTCGGGGCCTTCGGCTTCGCGGCGGGCGTGGCAGTGCCGAGGAGGCGGGCCTTTCCGATGGCGACGAGGATTTTGGCCTCTCGCGGCTTCGCTTCGAACAAGTCCTCGGCGACCAGGTGGCGCGTCATGTAGGTCATCGACCGGTTGGCGATGAGATCAACCTTGTCGGCCATGGGAGGCTCCTGGAATGGGAAAAGAAAAGGGGCCGCCGAAGCGACCCCTCAGTTCGGCTTAACCGCCCCACTTCACGCCGCTGAGCAGCGCCACGCCGCTCGCGCGACGCTTGGCCCAGTTCAGCGAGCGCTCGGCGCGGAAGCCGACGCAGTTGGTTTGCCAGAGGCTGACCAGTTCCGAGGCGCCGTCGCCGGTGCCGGCATCGTGGCTGGACGGGTTGTCGAGCATTTGCAGCGACGCCTCCTGGCTCATGTCGATGCGGATGTCGCCGTTGTCGGCGAAGTAGATGTCCTGCGCGTTGACCAGCGCGACGTAGCCCGTGGTGACAGCCGGATCACCCGAAGTCGCGGTCGGCACGTACTCCGACACGATCACCGGCAGGCCCATGAACGTGCCGCCCGACATCGTCACGCCGGGGAATTCCGGCTGACCGAGGGTGTTGACCATCAACGACAAGGCCAGGGCATTGATGCTGGACATGATCCACACGCCCGAGGTCGGGGCATTGTTGGCCGCAATGAAGGTGGCCATCAGGGCACGGACGTCAGCACGGATGTCGTCGGCGTCGCCAGTGCCGGTAGCGACGATGGGCGTCACGCCGTTGGTGATCGATGCGGGAGAGACGCCGGCAGAAGCCGCCTTCGCGGGGTTGATGAAGTCGCGGTCAAGACGCTCGCGAAGCGCGGCGGCCAGGGCGTCACGGATGATGACGTCAGCGGCCGGGCTGGAGTCTCGGATAACCTCTTCCGAGACGACGGCGATGTTCGCGACCTTCAGCGGCTCAAGCGTGTTGCGGTTGAAGTCGAAGGCGGTCAGGGGCTTGGGCTTGCCCTCACCAACCCAGTAGCCCTCACCGCCGCCGGTCTGGCCGATCAGCGGAACCCGGAACGGAACAGTGCGCAGCGACGGAATGTTACCGGAGCCGAACTTGCCCAGAATGGTGGTGGGCCGCAGGAACTCGACGAAGTCGGCGTAGAGGGCCGTGGCATCGCCGACCAAGTCTTCGGCCCACGAGCCCGGCAGGGTGGTGCCGGCCGGAACGGCCGCCTTGAGAACTGCGCTCGTCACCGGGTTGCGCTCGCCGTACATGCTCTTGGCGAACTCCACCGGCGACATGCCGTGCAGCTTGCCCAGGGCGATGGACTTGGCGACGCGCGCCACGCCGATGCCGGCGTCGAGCTTCTTCTCGACCTTCACCTCGACGCGCGAGGGCGAGCGGGCCTGGCTGCCGCTTTCGGGGTCGTTGGCGGCGCCAACGGGGCGAGCGGTCGAAGCGTTGGCCTTCTCCAGATCGCGCAGCCGCTTCAGGTGCGCGTCGACCGATTTCACCTCGGCCTCCAGGCTATCGTACTCCTCCGACTGTGCGGCATCCAGGGTGGTGCCGTCAGTGGCGGCCTTCTCCATGATCTCAGCCATGCGCGCGGCCTTGGCTTGGCGGGTGGCTTCAAACTGGCGGATTTGTTCAGCGACGTTCATGTGTGCCTCCTTGGGCGCTTTCGAGTGAGAGACGACCGGAAGGGCCGCCTTGGTGGAGCCCGAAGCGCCGGGCGAAGCGGGGACCTTCCTGGCCCCGGACAGGTCGATCTCTTCCGTCGGCGATTGGCCGGTCGCGGCCCGCTGGGTGGTGTCGATCGACTTGATGCTGTTGATGGTGCAGTCGGCGTTGGCCGGGACGGTCACCAGCGAGAGCTCGAGGATCTCGAACTTCAGGAACCGGATGCCGCCGCCTTCCAGCAGCGCGTATTCGATGGCACGGAAGCCGACCGAAACCGCCTTCACGAGCCTGAGCTTCACCGACTGCCAGGCTTCGTCGAGCCGATCCTTCAGCGTGCCGGCCTCGTCGGTGCTCGCCATGCGGATCGTGAAGGGGATGCCCTTTGCCGTCGGCTTGCCCAAGGTCACATGGCCTACCGGCTCATGGTGGTTGTGCTGCCAGAGAGCCGGGATCTCGGCCGAGAACTCGGCACCGAGCGGCTCCAGAATATCGCCCATGCGATCAGGTGACGGGGTCGTGGCGATGCCGGTGATGACGCGTTCGTCGTCACTGACGGCCTTGATCTCAAGGACGCTGTAGGCGCGGTTCATACCGGCCTCCTTCAGAGGATGAGGAGAGTGGGTTTCTTCTGCCGGACAGCCGCAGGCCCCCGGCTCATGAGCATCGCGGCGTTGAACAGTCCGACGAGCGGATCGATCTTGGCCTTGCCTGCCGCCTGTTTCGTGATGAGCTGTGCGTTGCCGCGCTGCTCAGCCCGCGCATTGCCGACGCACCAGGTCATCATTCCCTGGTCGGCGTGGATCAGGGTCTTCTTGCTCAGGCGAACCTCGAGCCCCCAGGAAGCCGGCGACAAGGCCGAGCCCTGACGGATGGCGGCGATCATCTCGTCGCGGATGTCGCGCTCATCCAGAGCGTCGATCAGGTCCATGATGGCGTAGGGGTCGACGCCGACCCCGTGCTTCTCCGGCAGCTTCCCCGCCGCCTTGATGCGGGCGATGTAGTCCGCTGCTTGTATGGCCGGCAGGGCGCCATCGTCCGAGATCACCAGATCGCCGTCGCGTTCGAACTCCCGCAGGTTTTCGGCGATGTCCTTCCGGCGATCGAGGACGCGGGTGTGAGCCCAGGCCCGGCACCATGACAGCCAGACCTTCGTCTCCCGGCACCGGCCGATGACGCCGAGCCCGAAGAGATCGTCGAGGCCACCACCATCGCATCCAGCGACCGCCACCTCACAGCGGTCCAGCAGACTTTCGAAGGTCAGCGACTTCTCGACGGCGGCAGCCCAGTAGTCGGCGCCGGCCCAACGGTCGCCGTGAAGTGCCAGGCCGATCTCGATGTTCAGGTGCTGGGAGGCCCAGCGCTGCTCCTCCTCGTCGCCCTTGTCGAGCGCGGCCGCGTAGTCCCCGATCAGGGTATCCAAGGTGATGGACCGGCCGAGGTTCGGCAGGACCATCGGCCAGTTGGTGGGGTCCTTCCAAGGCTTCTCCGGGTCCGCCTGCATTTCGCGGGGGAACTCGTACAGGAGAGGCAGCATCCGGGCACCGGTCACCTCGCCGTCACGCACCCGTCTGGCATAGGACAGTTCGGCTTTGAAGGGGCCCGTGGGGGCTTCGTCCGACTGGGTGGTGATGATCAGAAGCACGCTCTCGGGGTTCGAGATCTGGCCCCCGCGTAGCTGGGTGATGACCTTTCCGGCGCCGTTCATGGCACCCATCAGGTGGAGCTCGTCGAGCAGGACAAAGACGGGTTTGGAGCCGGTGACCACCTTCGTGTCGAAGGTCTTGATCTTCAGCTTCGCCTTGTTCTTCCGATCCGTGATCGTCTTGATGTGGTCTTGGACATGGAAGCGCGCCTGCAGCACGCCCTCGTCATCGGCCTCGATCATCCCCGCGCACTGCTCGAACGCCAGGTCGGCGACTTCCTGCGTCGGGCCGACGAAGATCAGCTGGGCCCGGGGCCGTTTGTTCATCAGCAGGGCCGTCAGCGCGATCGCGGCGCCGCCGGTCGTCTTCGAGTTCTTCTTCGGGACCATGCAGAAGACTTCGGGGACCATCCGGCGCCCGTCCTGCATCGAGCCGAAGATCGCCCTGACGATGTCCCTCTGCCAGTCGCCAGCAGCTTCACCCAAGGTCGGCTGATCAGGCACGTCCGGCAGTCGGAGCCGGTTGAAGATGCCGACGGCCTGCCCAGCGTCCTTCTCGTTGAGTGGCAGGTCGGGAAGCAGCGACGAACCGTCCCGCAGCTTCTGTTCCCAGCCGGGCTGCGCGAAGTTCCAGGCGGGTCCCGTCATCAGTTCAGCAGATCAGCCCAGCCAGTGCCCTCGTGCGCGCTCTGCGCAGCCTGGTCGGCGGCTTCCTTCTTGCCGACAGGTTCGGGACGCTCGACGCGGGGTCGGCCGGGCTTGCGCTGCGGCACCATGCCGATCTGTTCCAGCAGCTTGTTCTGGGCGGTGACATTGCCCCCCATCGCCGCGCGATACCGAGCCATCAGAACGTCGGCCTGGACCCTCGCGCCTCCTTCTTCCAACTCCAACGAATAGTATTTCGTCAGCGTCGGCACTGAGACGCCGATAACCGAGGCGACGGCGATGTCAGACATCCCGCCCGCCTTGAGGATGCGGACCTTCTCGCGAAGCTCGTCGGTCGGCTCATAGGGCGGCCGGCCGAGCCGAGTTTCTTCGGTCATCGACGCCATCCTGAGATTTCAGAGAAAAAAGTCCGTCCGTGCCTGGGGCGCGGGTCTCCGGCAAAAGGCCGTTCTGACCTTGGATATGCCCCCCCGGGGGGCTGCCCTAGAGGCTGCGGTGACAGCCCAGGTCTGACATCAACTGCCTGATGTGTTCACGCGTAACAGTGAGCGAAGCTGCTTCAGCCCGATCGGAAAGCGAGACGCATTGAGCGCGGGTGATGTTGGTTTCGGTGCTGGACAGGCTTTGGACCTGCCGCTCCAGAGCCGCGATCTTCAAATCCACTTGCCGGTCACGCTCTTGATGGGCTCCCGCTCCCAAGACCCACCCGAAAACGACGATGATGCCCGTAGCAATCGCGCCGATGATGCTGACGAGGGCGGCTACGTTCGGGGCCATAGAGAGGAGCTTTTGCATAGACCCGCGATACACGAGCGGGCTCTATCCGCAAAGCTTGAGCCGGTCGCTTTCCCTCTAGGTCAGTCGTTCGCCGAGAAAGAGGCCGGCCCCGACGAGCACTGCCGCAACACCGAAGCCCGCGAAAATGAAGCTCCACACGGCTACCTCACCGGCTTTCTGCATCATGATCTTCCGGCCCGGAGGGTTGTTGCGGTCGTAGATCAATCCGCCTCGAATCACCTGCATAGGAGGTGGGGCTGGCGGAAGGTGCTGTCGTTCAGTCGGGGGCTGCGTGGGCATGGCTTCTCCTCAGCCCCAGTCGCCTCGACGGTGCAGGCTTCCCTGCTCCTCGGCCTGGATGATCGTGTCGTGGACCTGCTTGGTCACGGTCTCTAAGTTGGCCTCATCCCAGAACAGGACGGGGTCGCCGCGGTGCGGGACCTTGTGGTTCACCACGGGGCTGTCGGGCTCCGGGCTCTTGCCGGCGCAGATGACGCCGGTGCGCTGGCAGACGTAGCCATCGCGCTCCAGCACCCTGAGCCGAAGCTCTCGCCAGCGTTTGGTCGAGTACCAGGCACGCCAGTGTGCGGCGCTGCGGTCGCGCTTAGGGTTGGTCTGAGCCGGTGCGCGGCCAAGGCGGTGCGGCAGCAAGGCGACGCGAGACGGGAGAGCCTTCAGACGTGGTGCCATGTAGCTCCAGCCTCCTGACGCCGAAATAACTTTTCCAACGATCAGATCGGGCGTTAACTATTGGGATGACAGCACGCGACAGATGGACCGAAGATCTTGAATGCCCGCAATGCGGGCTGAAGGGGACCGCTGAGGTGTCCCAGGCGGACGGCTATGCCTTCCTCCGCAACCCAGAAACCACGGTCGATTATCTGCCGGCTGGTTTTCGCCCAGTCGTGGAAGCGGCCAATGTCGAAGGGCTGAGCGGAATGCCTGTGACCAACTTCTACTGTAAGGCGTGCGACGTTCGCGCCTGATCCGGGGCGAACAGAGCGGACCACAGACGAAGGGCCGACGGCGGGGGTTGCGCCCGCGACCTCCAAGGATTTCGGCCGAGGGCCTACTAAGCTCGGCGCTCTCCTAGCTGAGCTACGCCGGCACTCTCGTCTGTGATGGGGATCCTCCTCAAATCTAAGAGGAAGTCAGAGACGCGAAACAGCGCGGGTCCGCTTCACGCCTGGTCCGTTGTATCGCCAGGACACCCGGTTGAAGGCCACCAAGCCGCGACGACGGAGCGACTGTAGGCGCGCCGCTGCTCGATCTCGCGTCACGCCAATGCGATCTGCTAGCCATGCCGATGATGCCTCCTCCTGCTTGAGAAAGGCGATAATCAGGAAGTCGATCTGGTGGTCGGTGATGTTCGGCATGAATCCCCCAAGGGGGATCATGCGCGAGTGGCGAGGCTTCGTGAACCACACGCCGAGCCAGCCATTGCCGAAGCGCCGAACATGGACGGGAGCGGATACGAAAAAGCCCTCACGTGGAGGGCTGGACTAGGTCACTTCGGCGCGAACCTGACATATGTGCAGTAGGGATATCTTCCTAAACGAAACGGGCGTCAAGCCCCTCTTCGCTGTCGGTGTCCGGTGGATTCGATCTCGCCCTCGGCGTTCAGCAGGTCGCCCAGGCTGAGATTGTCGCCGATCATGGCGTCCAGCGACGTCTCCCGGCCGTGGCCGAAGGTCTGATAGAACAACCTGAGCGCAGCCTTGACCGCCTGCTTCACGGTCGGCGCGCATCCGTCGAGGAATAGAAGGGCCGCTTCAGCGATGACGTCCTGCCGGGCTTGGTCTTCCAGACCGGATGGGCATAGAGCCATCGCTTCGCTTCGAATGGCTTCGAACGAGTGCTCGGCCGACGCGGGCCGGACCTTCAAGCTTTTGGGCACGAGGTTGGAGAGCGCGGCGTTGGATGGGTCGCCGTCGAGGTAGGCCACCTGGCTCATGGTCAGGTCCGGCTTGAACGCCGCCAAGACCAGACGCGCGATGAGATAGATCCGGCGGCCACCCTTCGGCCCTTTCAGGCCGACCTTTGGACGACCGGCGCTGTCGACATACTGCGAAATCAGGTCGTCGTTCGGGTTGGCGACGCGCCCCTGGCTGGACACGCGGTAGGGCATGCCGGTGACAGATCGCCACTCCTCGTCCTCTCTGAAATCCACGGGCCCGGCCTTCGTCGAGCAGCCCTTAGGCCAGCATTCTCGCACGCCTGCGCGCTTGAGATAGGTGCCCACAGCGCTCACCGAGACCCCCATGGCCACGCCCGCCTCTTGATCGCTCCAGCCGAGACCAGACAACGCAACGGCGCAGGCTTCAGCCTCGGCAGCAGCGACCGAGCAGCGGCCCTCTCCTGACGCGGTGATCCTCAGACCCAGGTTCAGCGTGCGCTCGGATAGTCCGGCTGCCTGAAGCGCATCGATCGCTCGGTCCAGTTCAGCCAGGTCGCGAAAAGCGAGAGGCGTCACTTTGCCCTGACGCGGGACGTAGCCGGCAGCAAGGGCCAAGCCCAGTTCCACCATCCGCTTCTTGACGTAGGGGATCGTGTGGCCAGTCCGACGGGCCGCCTCCTCCCAGCTCTTCGACAGGCGAAGGACGCGGTCCTGAGCGGGCGTCCACGGCTTGTCGGCCTTCTTCCCCGTTGGCGCTGGTCGGCCTTCTTCGAGGTTGGCCAGTCGGCAGTCGTGACGGTCTCCATTCTTGGGGCGGACCAAGGTATCGAGCGGACGACCGTGAAAGACCCCGAAGACGAGGCTGGCCACCAGAGCCATTCTCTTTCGCCCGCCGTTTTCAGGCGTCAGCGGCACACGAGCACGGCGGCCGCCCTGGGTCGCCACATGCATCAGGCCATATGGTCCGCGGACACGCCCCAAGCTAGAGACCTCGTTGCGATAGCCGGGGACCGGACGCCACGCCTCCCCCTTCAAAGCATCGCCCGAGTGCCGGGGGCGGACGCCGATGCGGAGCTTCTCGCGTCTGGAGGACACCACTCGGAGTAGGAGCCCCATGCCAGCGGCGATTCGCTCGCTCTCTAATCCAGCCTCGACGAGGACACGAACGCATTGATCGGGATCGGCCCAGCCATAGTGACCTCGGCCCCGGACATCGAAATCTTGGCCCGTCATGGCGTGATCGACCACGGCGTCAGCAACCCCGGCGGCTAGCAGGACAGCCCTGACCTCGGCGGCAGCTTCCGGGTTAGGCTCGACGTGGTACTTCGGCCTGATGATACCTGCGCGCTCCTTCACGATCAGCCCGCTTGGCGCCGGATTCGCTCGTGAACCTGCACTACCTCGCCGTTGTCGTTCACGAACTCCACACGCTCGATGATGACCGGACCTCTGGGCTTCGGCCTGGGGGCTGCCAGATCGTCCCGAACCGGCGCCTTCGGCTGGCGCATGGCCTGCGCGATAGCCCGAAGCCCGCCGATCAGGATGTCCCGCTTCTCCTCGTGCACTGTGTCCATGCGGCCGGCCAGCCGCTCGGCGAACCATTGCGGCCATTCCTCCCTGATGCAGAAGCTATCGACGACAGTGCGCTCGATGGGCGACATGGCGGCGTTCAGGGCCCGCCAGCGCTGATGCGCGCGAGCAGCGAAATCGGTTTCTCCCTCAGAATCTACCGAGCGCCCCATGTCACGAAGCGCACTGTCCCAGATGGCGGCGATCTCCTTGTCGCTGAACTCGTTCCAGCTCATCGCCCTGACCTGGACGTCGGTAAGCTCGCCCCAGTTCTTGCGGATGGCGTCGGCCGCGCCTGTCGGGATGCTGTTGTCGCGCATAGCTGCCGCGCCGGGCGAGTTGAGCCCCGCCCCGACATGCACCGACAGGAAGACGCGACCGGCGCCATACTCGGCCTGCGAGATCCAGCCATTCGCCAGCGACGCGTCCAACGGACAGGTCGCCATCGCCGGGTCGGCGCAGATCGCTTTCCGCCGAGCGAGAACCTCCGCGTTAGGCTTCACCGGCTTCAGCCTGCCGCTTGGATAGCGATCGCCCTCCAGGCGCGGACGGCCTCCACCAGAGCGCGCACCCTTCCGTCGACTGTTTGCCTTCGTCAGGCTGACCATCAGGCTTCGCTCCTGTCGTTTTCGGGGTAGCGCCAGCCGGCGCCGTGCGGGTCGCGGTCCATGATCGGCCGCGCGTCGTCGCCGATGGCGTAGGGCTTGCCGAGCAGCCCATAGATCAGGCCGACAATGCGCTCGATCTGGCGGTCGGTGCGGCCTTCCTTGCGGAGGCGCTCGACCTCGCTGGCCTGGTGCTGGGTGATGCGAGGGAGGCTCATACCCAGTCGACCTTGCTGCGATGGAACGACAGGTTGGCGGGGGGGGCCGGGGCGCGTTCGAAGTTGGATCGGTCGGGCAGTTCGAGGGGAACAGTCGCCAGCCAGTGCCGCACACCCTCGGCCCAGGCGATGACCTCGCTGTAGCGGTCGATCTGGCGCACGCCGTACGTCAGGGTCGCGTGAACCTCCTTCGCCTTGTCCAGCACCTCGGCGACCGCTGGGGCAAACGTCGAGGTCGTGACGATCTCGTTGCAGGTCTTCGCGATGGCGGCCGGCGGCAGGCCGGTGTGATCCAGCGCCTCGATCAGGGCCTCCAGGTAGGTCTCCGGACTATGGGGGCGCACGTTCGGAAACGCTGCGACCATCGTGGCGATGATCAACCGGTTCGCAGTCGGGTTGGTTGGTCCGTTCGCTGCACCGTCCATGGCGGCCCGGAGGCCTTGCAGGGCGGCGGCGTCGGGCTGGTTCTGCAGAGCGGCATCGAACCGGGCGAGCTGAGCCTCGCGGCCCTCTTCCGTGGCCGGGTGCGCCGGTTGATAGACCCGAGGTGCCAGGAACGTCGGGCGATCCCGCATCCTGTCACGCTCAGCCGCCCCAACGGCCTGCGCCCGTTCCCAGGCGTCGAACGGTGCCAAGAACTGGCTGCGGATGCGGGCGATGGTCTGCCGGGCCTTGTCGGCCTTGGCTTCGGACGGGTTGTCGGGCCGAGCGGTCGGCGCCCTGCCCGGCTCGTAGTTGGTGACGTCGGTCATGCTGCGTCATCCCTGTCGAAATTTATGCCGTCGATGGCTTGCTGAATCGGGTCCCAGCCGCCGCCCGGTCGGTTGTCGTTGTAGCCTCCGGGCGGCGGTGTCTCGATTTCATCAGTCCAGCGGCCGGCGTTCAGCCACGTCGCAGCATGGGCCGTCTTCTCCGGGTCCTTGCCCAGACGGCTGGAGGCGTAGGCTCGCAGGCCGTGGAGGATCGTATGGGGGGCCACGCCGCGCCGCAGAGCGACGAGGTAGGCTTCCAGCGCTGGCTGTTTCGCGACTCGACGGGGGTAGATCGACCAGAACTCGTCGAAGAGCTTTTGCTCCGCCGCCGATGGCTCAGCCTTGGCTCGGGCTTTCCGCGTCGGGGCTGGTTCAGGGCTGACCAGAACAAGATCACGGCCCACCGAGCCGTCGGACGGCGCAGCCTGTTCGACAGAGAGGGACGAAGTCCCGATACCTTCTGTTCCCTGTTCCCTGTTCTCTGGTTTGGCGTACCGTTCGGCATACGGTTTCGGAGACAGTATTAGAAACCGTTCAGCCTCTTTCGCGAGGTCGAGCGGCAAATGAGCAACATACTCAATCACTTCCGCCGCAAGCATGGACTTGAGCGGAGAGCCTTCCGGCACTTCCCGAAACCACTTCATCATCCCGATGGCCATCTTCGGGTTGGCGATCTGGTTGTGCTTCAGGAAGCCATGGATCAGGACGAACCGGTTATCGGCGTCGAAGGTCGCGAAACCCTCCGCAGATAGTTCGGCAGACCCTTTCGATACGGTTTCGGATACCCATCCGAGATCGTCGGCGATGTAGCCAGCGGGTGCCTTGAAACAGCCTGCCATGTTCGTGTGCGGGCCTGTCAGCAGATAGACGTAGAGCAGCTTCGCCTCGGTCGAGAGACTGCGCACGCCGGGATGCTCCCAGAACTCGGTCTGAACCTTGCCGTACTCGCGCATCAGAAATCCCTGTCGTTGTCGCGCTTCGCCGCCCTAAGGCAGCGGACGAGCATGTTGATCTTCGACGAGGGGATCAGGATCGTTGTTGACGTCTCGGTCACGCAATTGGGCTCGACAATCGCAATGAACCCTGGTGGCCCTTGGTTCACGACGATTTCGTTCTGCTGGGCGACTGCCGTCCGTCTCATGCCGCCACCCGCAGCCGCTGGACGGCCTCCCGGCTCTGGCGGGCCTGTTCGAACAGGGCCTCGGCTTCGCGCTCCAGTTCAGACTGCTCGGCCGCGGTGACGACTCCATCGGCGACGGCGCGGCGGACCTTTGACTGGAAGCTGGCTGCGGCCTCGGTCGTCTCAGCAGCTTCCGTCATGGCGCTGTCGATGTTCGCTGAAGCTGGGCGGGCTTCCGTGAGCGCCCTGCCGATGACAGGCTCGCCGCAATACTCCTCCAGGCACACGATGATGCGCAGGGGCAGCGAGCAGCCAGAGTTCAGCGTCTGGCACCGCGAGAGCTGGGCGACCGAATAGGGCTGGCCCTTAGCGGCGCAGGCGCGGGACGCTTCTTCCAAGCCGCCGCACCGCTCGATGAGCTGGGCGGACAGCAGGACCTGAAGACGGTCGGTCAGCATGGAAACGGGACCTTTGCTTTTCCGATGACCTGGACGCCGGCGTCGCCGATGTTCCGATGGTCAGTAGGGAAGTTGAGATGTTGGACAGAGCGAACAGCGGGCCCGAGCCCACCGTCGAAATCTTGCGGGCGATCCGCCATGGAGTTGCGGCTGGAGCGTTCCGCGCGGCGGGCCGAGCGACGGGCGATGCTGGTTGGCTTCGGAAGGCCGACGAGCAGAGTGAGAAGGTGCGGGAGGTGCTGCATCACGCTGCACGCTCCCTCGAAGCGGATCGCGCCAGGGCGGACTGAGTCGGGGGCTGGCCTTCAATTTCGGCCAAGAGCGTCTCCGCTCGAGACAGGCGGAGAATGCCGACGTCGCTGTCGCCGGAAAAGAGCTGATCCAGCCGTTTGCCGTCCTTGAACAGTAACGTGGAGAGGCGAGCGCGGCTGATCTTCATACGCTCGGCGGCTCGGCTGCACCGGTCGAGAAAAGCGGAAAGGCGGGGTTCACTGCTTTGCATCCCGCATTGAATGCGGGGCAGACCCCGCATTGTCAACCCTAAGGCGTGCGGGATAGGAAATCTGATGCTGGCAGAACGAGTGCAGTCGCGCCTTGATGCGCTTGGAGTGAGCGCCAACAAAGCGTCTGTCGATGCGGGTCTCGGGCGCGATTATGTTCGGGACATCATTCGAGGCAAAGTCCGCGAACCAAGTGCGGATCGCCTGCGCCGCCTGGCGTTCGTCCTACGATGCACTCAGGAGTTTCTCTTGGGAGAGGCGGACGAAGTGGGCTCACCGAGAGAAGCCGAACTGCCCGCATCGGTGACGCTGCCAATCCTGTTCCAAATACGTCCGGGGTTTCATCCCAGCGATGACGGCTCTCTGCCCGCGGCGAAAGACTGGCCCGCTCAACCCCTTACCTCAGCCCCTACCCGGGAATGGCTAGAATACGTGAAAGACCCTGAGCGCAGTTGGCCTGTGCCGGAAGGAAGCCTCCTTCACGTTTCAGCCGACGCCCTCTTTCTCGAAGCTGTGATCGGCGGCCCCCGCCTCTTAGTGGTCACTCGCTCCAATGGGCCGTTGATCGAGCGATCAGTTCGCCGTTTTGACCTCTCAGGCTCGCAGTGGTCGTTGTTCGCCACCCCTGATGACCCCTTCCCGATTCCCGTTGACCAAACATCTTTCGGCCGCCGCTCCGCATCTGGCATTCAGATCGAGGGCCAAGTCTTGGCCATCTACCAGTTCTTCGGCCCTGACCTCGCGGAGACCATGCGGGGCTAATCCCGCATTTTCTTATTGACGCGGGAAATACCCCGCATTAGCGTTTCCTCATCACCGAGGAGACGCCCGTGTCTGTCCACGCCCCAACCGAAGCGCGTCCGATCGCGCCTGCTGCCCAGCCAGAATACGTAGATCGCGCCGTCGCAGCCGCCCGTGCCGCCGAGAAAGCGCTGGACGGCGAGCCCGCTCCGAAGCCCGAGCGCAGCCGTTCCCAAGTTCGTCACGCCGACGAGATGGAGCGCCTGTCGCTTCACCGGATGACGGTGCACTCGGAGGCCCTGCGCGCTGCGATCGACGCAGCGATGCCCCTGAAGCAGAGAGCGTACGATCTCGGTCAAGTGGTCGAGGCAGCCAGTCAGGTTCTTTACGACGCTCACGTCGGCCCAGAGGAAGAAGCGGCCACGGCGGCGGAAGCTGCAGCCGACGCTGAATGGAATGCGAGCCGTGCGCTACTCGACACCGCCGCTCTCGCCGTCGCCCATGCCCCCTTCTCCGATCTGAACGACGTCGTCGCCCGGGCCGAAGCCTTCGCCGAGCTTGTTGGCCGTCCCGAAAAGGACAGCCCGCCCGATTTCGACGAAGACCACCTTCTGATGCTTGGCTCATACCGGCAGGCGGTCATGGAAATGCTGGAGCGCCAGCCGAGCCGTGGCGACTGGGACGACGCCGTCGCCGGCCTCCAAGAGATCGAGCGCCGGATTGCCGGGCTGGTTGAGAATGCAGACGCCGAGCGGCGCGCCAAAGCCTACCTCGACCGAGACGCCGCCATCACTGACCTATTGTCGATGCAGCCGCCACATCTCGACGGCGTGCTGCTCCTCGTCGACCTCGTTCGTGAGAACTGGTTCCTCAAGTCACGCACCTATCGCGACAGGGCAGCGTCGGTTGGGGCCAACCCAGTCACCGTCTCGGACATCAGAATCAATGGCGAGGACGGTCTCGTGCGCGCCTTGGCCTTGATCGCCCAGCACGTCGCCAGCCTTCGCGATCTCGAGCTGCCTCGGGACTGGCGCGTCGCCATGCGCGACCTCGGTCGGATCGCCCCCGGAGCCGCTGATGCCGTGCGCAATGCCTTCGACGAGGGCATGCACCTGCCGGAGCTGACGAATATCCAGCTCGGCGGCCTGCCCGACGACAAACTCCCGGTGCTTCACTTCGGCGAATGCACCGTCGGCCCGGATCGCGCCTGATGATCCGCCGGACCTGGACGAACCGCGCGCACCACGACGTGCCCCTCTGGAAGCTCTGCCTGCTGGGCGCCGCTATGGGCGTCGGGAGCTTGGGCTTCTGCGAATTCTTGCTGCGAGCCGCCGCATGACCGCCCGCTTTTCTGTAGTCAGCCGCGACCGCATCGGCCGGCCGGTCCTCGCCAAACTCGCCGATGGGGCAAACCCGTTCGCCTTTCACCCTGGCGGACGCTGGGAGCGCATCCTGACCGCCTGCGCGGCCGCTGGACGCCCGATGTCGAAGGCTGACCTCGCCCCTTTCTCCAAGTCGCCCCACCGCGACCATGGGGAAGTGTCCGAGCGTCAGAAGATGAAACGCGCCCTCCACGGACTGACGCGGGCCGGGCTGCTGATCAAGACCAACCCCACGGGCGCCCAGGCTCTCTGGCAGGCGTCCCATGTCGGCATCCTTTCGGTTCAGACCTACGGAGTGGCGGCATGAAAACCATCATTCCTGCCGGCTTCCCGAGCATGGATTTCACGAACCTCGTGCGAGACGAGGGCGGCGCAGTGATCGCGTGGCGGCGCGGGATGGGCATCGGCTTCATGGGGTTCGCCCCTGACGCCACGCTGATCGTCGATTGGATCCAGGACGACGCGAAACGGATGGCCTTCATCGACTCGGCCTGCGAGCTGATGGTGGTTGACCTGGACGACGAAGACCGAGAGTCGATCCAGACCGCCGGCCAGTTGCTCGACCTGCTGGAGAGGCGGGCCCATGCATGAAGCCTCTCGCCGCGTTGACCGACAGGTGCTCGCTTATGCCTCAGCGGAAGACGACGAAACCGGCATGAGCCGACGTTCACATCGACGCGAGCCTGCGCTCAGCCTCTTCCCGCTTGGCTGCGACGATCCTGAGCCGATCGCAGAGAACGAGGTGCGCGCGGACAGCCTCGCCCAGGCTGATGATGATGCCGATCTGATAGTCGGTGTTCCACATTCGGTAACCCACATCAGTGGCGTTACTCGCTCCCTCGGCCAGCTTGTAGGCCTTGAGCTCGCGCTGAAGGAAGTCGCTTTCATAGGCCAACGTCATGACAGCCGTGGCGATCTGCGGGTCGCGAGCTTCATGCACTGGGATCTTGGAAAAGGCGTCGGCGACCGACCACCAGCTATGCTCGTCGTAGGTGACCAGGAAGTAGGTCATATCGAAGCGCACTTCAGCGATGAGCTGCTCCAGGCGCGCCGAGATCGCCGTAAGGCTTTCGAGCTGGTCCCCGCGAGCCGTGTAGCGATCGATGCGCCCGATGACCTCCTGACGCCGCTCTTGGCGGATCAGGGCCCAACCCGTCACGCCAATAGCTGCGACCGAGAAGATGGCTTGAAGCCACCCTGCCAACCCGTCGTGGTTCTCGATCCATTTCAAGGTCTGAGGAAGCGACACAAGCCAGATCAGCGAGACCACCGCCATCGCGCCCGCCGCGCCACCAATAATGCTGTTCTGCCACGCTTTCATTTGGCCGGAGATGCAGGAGTCGGCCGCTCGACGCAAGCGATGGAGCGCTCGGCATGAGCTACACCTCCAAGACCCTTCAGGTCGGGGACCGTGTCCATCTTCGACCACTGATTAGCTTGGGAGCCATCCGCTACATCGAGGGCGGCGCTGCCTGCGTGAAGTGGGACGATCTGTCGATGATCTACACCTACGAGTTGAGCCGATTGCACTTGGCGCCGGTCGAGCAGCCCAATCAGCGCTTCCCGACGTGGGCGGCGAAACTCCAGAGAGCAGCACGATGATCCGCCGGCTGCTCTGCCGCCTGTTCGGCCACCCGCCTATTCGCTCCGGCTCGATCTACGGCGCCTGCCACCGGTGCGGCGCGATGATCCGAGCCGCCCAGCCCCAGAAGGATGCGAGCCGATGACCGGCAAGACCTACGCCACCGGCAAGCCGCTGCCCCCGCGCGATCAGTGGGTGCCGCGCATCTTCCACCGGCTGACGAACGGCGAGCCCATGTTCTATGTCATCGAGCTTCCGGCCGACGACGACCTAAACGCTCATGCCGAAGCGAACCCAGGCACGCTGCGCATCGAAGACGCGCTAACGGGCGAAGTTCTCTGGAGCCAGCAATGACAGCCCTTCCAGACCTCGTCACCAAGGCGCGCGCCTATGCCGCCCGCGACATCATCGACGACATGGCCGGGGCGATCTGCAAGGCTGGTGGCCGAAGCTGGCACCGCGCGCCGAAAGCAAGACGTGACCGCTACCGCGAAATGGCCCGAGCATCGTTGCAGGCGATCAGCGTCGCGGACCCCGCCATCATCGCGGCGACCTGCTACCTGGTCGATCCGCCGACGCTGGCCGACTTCCGGATCGCTGCCGGCGCCGCTGCCCTGCTGCCGAAGACCGGCCACCCTGACGCCGGGGACGTGCTCGCTGACCTCGCGCGGGACTGGCGGCTCCAGATCGAAGGGATACTGACCCATGCCCAGCGGTAAGCTCGCCTTCAAAGAAACCGACGTCGCCCGCGCCCTGCGCGCCGCTCAGAAGGCCAAGGCGCCCTTTTATGTCCGCATCGAGCGTTCGACCGGCGACATCCTGATCTTGCCCAGCGACAGCCTTCCGGCGCAGCCTGCGCCCGAGAGCGCGAACGACGACGCCGACCTCGACCGCGAACTGGCGGAGTGGGAAGCGGGCCAGAAGGGATAGCCGTGGCTGCCCAGGTCAAACTCGACTCGGTCTATCGGGTCGTCGCGAAGAGCGGCGTGGTCTACCTCTATGCCTGGAAGGGCAAGGGGGCCCCGCGCCTTCACGCCGATCCGGGCTCAGCCGCATTCGTCGAGGAGCTAGCCGCCGCGCTTGCAACCCGCACCACGGGCGACAAGAGCAAGATGCTGGGACTGACGCATATGTGGTTCGCGTCCGACGCGTGGCAGAAGCCGCGCGAGAAGGGGGGCATGGCCGACAGCACGAAGAAGAACTGGAAGCCGTTCGTGAAGGCGATCCAGAATCACTTCGGCCCGCTCCGCATCGTCCAGTTCGACCGAGCCATGACGATCCGACCGCGCATCAAGCAGTGGCTGGACAAGAACTGGGGCGACCACCCTCGCCAGGCCGACATGGCCAAGCAGGTGTTGTCGTCGCTGCTGACCTTCGCCGTCGACAACGACATGCTGACGTCCAACCCATGCATCGGCATGAAGAACCGATACTCGAACAACCGGGCCGACCGGATCTGGACGCCCGACCACCTTGCCGCCCTGGCTGAGAAGGCACCGGCGCACGTCATGCACGCCGCCCGGCTCGCCGCGCTGACCGGCCTGCGCCAAGGGGACCTGCTGCGCCTGTCGTGGGGCCACATCGGCAAGCTGGCCATCGACCTGCCCTCGACCAGCAAGACGGGCAAGGGAGCCCTGATCCCGATCTACGCCGAGTTGAAGACGCTGCTGGCAGAAATCCCGAAGGTCTCGCCCATCGTCCTGACCAACAGCGACGGCCATCCATGGAAGACCGGCTTCGGATCGAGCTGGAACAAGGCGCTGATCGCGGCGAAGCTGAACGACGCCGACCTGCACTTCCACGACTTCCGGGGCACTGCCGCCACGCGGATGTACCTGGCCGGTCTTTCGAACCGTGAGATTGCCGAGGCAACCGCTTGGGACGAGGAGAGCGTGGACCGCATCATCCGGCGTTACGTGACCCGCGACGCCCTGCTCCGCGACCGCATCGCGAAGCTCGATCGGAACGCTCCCGGAACGGAAACGGAAAAAAGTGCGGAAAAAAGCTGA